TGGGAAAACGCAAGATAAACTAAAGACCACGACAGTTAAAGATGCCTCAGCGTTGCAGACTACATTGACGATGTCTGACGAATACTTATTCAACTTTGGCTGGATAGGAGTATACATGCTGGAGACGCTGATTCCGATGTTACCACCGAATGTCCGCGTGTTGGCTAAGTTGACTATAGGTGATTTGAATGATTTCGTTGGTCAATATATGAACGGAGACACGTTTGTTGAGAGTGATATAACGCAGCAGGAAAAGAGCATGACGGGGGCATATCATGAGATGTTCGCCCGACTAATGCAGTATTGTGGTGTTCCAGAAATTCATATTAGGGAATTCACAGAAGTTAAAATGAACACACCAATTGGCAAGTTGGTGTTAGCACTCATGACTGCTTCCGGGGAGATTTTCACATGGTTGATGAATACTTTTAGTGCCATAGCACGGTTTGTCACCAAATATCTTGTTCCACGCGGGACGCCCTTGATGGGGACGGGTGATGATATACTTGCAGCATTGCTTCGTTTAGTGGAGCGACCTTCATGGCAACAGTGGAGGTTGATGGATCATGTGGAAGAAAAGCCCGTTGAGAGAGAAGGACGAGGTGAATTTGCATCCTACATAGTCTCTAAAGGTCGAATATTCCGAAATCCCGTAAAGCTTTGGAGGCGATTGAAGATCGCTAACGAAAGAGGGAAACTACATGATATGATTCACGGATACTTCTTCGAATGGCTGACCCTGTATTCATTAGGAGATGAGCTAATCGAATTACTTACTGAGGAAGAGATGCAGCATCATACGCGGCTATCACATTTCTTGTTTAACGCCAGAAGACAAGCGGGGATTCATCCACACTTTGGTTGGGATAAATCTATTGGAGTCGACATATTAGAATTTTCTGTCGTACCATATGCTGAACTGGCACAAGCACCGTGGTTATTAGAAGAGTTATCTGTACCGATGACCACGAAAGAATACTTCGCTGATGATGAGTTGTAGACCAAGCTAGGAGCGAAAACCCTTGTAAGAATCATGTCTGAGAACAATCAAGTTGAAACTCCGGAAGTCACTGCGACGAAAACGCAGCAGCTTACTTCTTTTGTTCCTGGTTTGTTGCAGCCTACTTCAGTAGCAGATGCGTTACCTGATGCAGCCATGATGAGATATACTGGTTGCACTATTATAAAGCGATGGAGATGCAGTGGCTCTGCGAAGACGCAGGCTATGACAGCTCTGAAACT